TGGCGCAGTTTTGATTTTGGAAGCAATTGGCACACTAAAAATCTGGACATTAGTGGAGGAGACCTTCGCGGAATCGCCTGCTCGGCAAATGGATCTGTTGTCTTCTTGGCAGACTCGCAGATAGCCTCGTTGTCGAGTGGGCGCGTGTGGACCAGCTCCAATTTTGGGGACAGTTTTGTTGAGAATGTGCAGAGCATGCACAACAACTGGCGGGCACTGGCAACAGATGCGTCGGGAAGTAGGATTGTAGGCGTCGCATCAAATTCATTTATCTCGACAAGCGCGGTCACGTCGAACGTCATAGTAGTGGGTGAAAATGCGGGTCTGGAGAACGTAGGATCTCATCTCGTAGCAGTGGGTTCCAATGCTGGAATGAGCAACTCTGCGCCAAATGTGGTAGCCATCGGAAACGGTGCGGGTGCACACAACGGTAACTTCAGCATGTCGGGGAGCGAAGGGCTCTTGCAATTTGACCAGTATTACGGCCTGAATGGGTCCAATCTTGTGGCAATCGGTCTGAATGCCGGAAGCAATAATTATGCATCAAGTGCGGTTGTCATTGGTGAGGGTGCAGGAGTAAATGCGGGTGGGCTGTCGGTTGTTGCGATTGGGTCGAATGCGGGTGCAAACTGCTCCACCTTTTCGAGTGTCTTGATTGGTGAGAATGCAGGGTCAAACACGCGCGATCCTCAAATTTTCGAATCGGGGTCGGCTCTTGTGGCTATTGGATCAAATTCCGGAATCAATGATACGACATACGATACTGTCAGTATCGGCACGGGTGCGGGTTACAATAACGGAGCCACGTCTGTGAACATTGGATACAAGTCTGGCGTCGGAAACATTGCCTACTCGAGCGTGAATATCGGACTTAACGCAGGCGGTGGTGTTGACGAGGCACTGTGGGTTTCAGATGGTCTGATGTTTGCATACGATACTGCAATGAGCTCAAACGGCCAATATCGGTATTCGGCAGGTAATCGCATAAGTTACTCTTCTGATTACGGCACGTCGTGGAACGAAACTGCTCTCGGCGTAGCTCTACATGGCATTGCATGTTCAGGAGATGGGTCTAACGTGTTCACGTTCGTCGGGGAGAGCTATCTCTATTTCAGTTCCAACTATGCTAGTTCGTTCTCTACACGGGTAAACGCGTCTGGAAATGCGTACATTGGTAATTGGCGCTCAGTGGCCATGTCTGCGAATAGTTCGAATTTGTTCGCATGCGAACTGACGGGTGATGGAACGGGATACATCTGGACCAGTTCAAATGGTGGCGAGACATTTGCAATTGACTCCGCGCCCGGTGCCGGCGATTGGGCTGCCATCCGATGTGATAAACAAGGCGGATACGTGATTGCGGCGGACCGATACAACTCCAACCTCTGGATCCGCGATCCATCTCACAACTGGACAAATGTTACTGCGTCTCCGAATGTGACAAACCAGAATTCTTCCAATATTCCTATTGATTACTTCCAGGCAGTGGCCATTTCGTACGACGGTAAGTACATGTACGCCGCCGGATCGGATGTAGGGTGGATTTGGACAAGCACAAACTATGGTGCAGAGTGGTACCGAACAAATAGCAATTCAGCATACTGGCGCGCCCTGGCATGCTCTGCCGACGGACGGATCGTGCATGCGGCGAGCTTTGACTTTTGGGATGGAGCGGATGGTGGACGTATCTGGACATCAACAAACATCAATAGTAATTCAAATGCCACCTGGTACCGTACGCCTCGTGCGCCACAGGCTGGCTGGCGCGGACTTGCATGCGATTCCACTGGACTCCAGCTTGTGGCGGGAGCAGGGTCTAACCATGCGGGGGTGTGGAACAACGCGATACCCCTGTGCTCCGATACAGTAGCCATAGGAACAAACAGCTTGTGCAACAATGTCGGAAATCTGACGATCGGTATCGGTAGCAATGCAGGTGCCCAGAACAACGGCAATGATGCAGTGTACATCGGTGCGAACGCGGGACGGTATGCATATGGCGACTACTCCATTGGTATCGGTCACGCTGCCCTTTGTGCAGGTTCCCAGCCGAACTGTATCGCTATTGGGCATGCTGCGCTGGGTTCGAATGGTGCGTGCCTCTCGAACGGGGACTATGTCCCCTGTTACAGTAACCAAGGCTCAATCGCGATTGGTGAGCATGCAGGTGAGAGCAATGGATCAAGTGGGGCGTCTCCGTACCTTGTGGCAGTTGGAAGCTTCGCAGGATACAATCAACTGGGTCAGTGCAATATACATATCGGGTTGTCTGCGGGTTACACGTTTGGGGGCAATGACAATGTCACGATCGGTACCCAGGCTGGATCGCAAAGTGCTGGATCTTGTAATGTGTATATTGGCAAGCGGGCGGGCGTTAACCAAGAGGGAAATAACAATATCTGTATCGGTGCAGAGTCGTACACGAATGGATTCAATGGATGTATTGTGATGGGTTATGCGTCGGGCGGTACATACCCCTCCCAAGACAATACCTTCCTTGTCACATCGGCCAACGGATGCAATATTTACCTCAAGGGGAATCGCGAAGGCGGCGGTGGTATAGGAGGATGTACATTTGGTATTGGATGCACCCCCTCCTATACACTAGATGTCAGCGGAGATGTTCACGCAACAGGTACATTCTATAGCGACGTCAATGGATTCCTGTCCATACCGTCGGATCGCACCCTGAAACAGAGCATTTCAGGGACACAGCTTGGTCTCGCGTTCTTGAACACCCTGAAGCCGGTGGATTATGTGTACACTGCGGTTCCTGGCGTAACGCACCACGGACTCATCGCACAGGACTTGCAGGAGGCACTGACTACAAGTGGTCTCAGTGGGGAAACAACTGTGGTAGCACAAAATCCGGTAACGAAGAAGTTGGGCATTAATTACAATGAATTGATTGCTCCACTCATCAAGGCAGTGCAGGAACTGTCTGCTGAAGTGGAGACACTCAAGGCGCGTCTGTCCGCGTAGGCGAAAGGCACGCGAGTAAACAATACGAAATGATCACCGACTCCCGAACGGTGGCTGATTTTCAACATTTTACATTTTCAGGTCATTCTCGAAAACTTGCGAACAAATCCTTGCTCGAAAGTATTCAGTTAGGACATGCAGACTATGCGTGTTATTGGTCTCTTGAACTGCTGTGCTCGGGTCTCGTCCATTCGTTGTGGGATACCTTATTTGAAAGTGGGTCACTGTACATTCACCGTTCCTGTCCAAATATCTTTACATATCTGACATCGCAGTATGAACGGTTCGGAGCAATCGAGGCCTCGTATTCCGTAAACAATATGACAAGTATACGGAACCGAGACGACGCGCGCATCCTCGTATGTGAAACAGCAACGGCACTTGCAATTGCCAAGAAGCAAAAGAGTGTGACACTTCCAACGATCAAACCCGAACACGATTTCCAGGCGCAGACTGTTCGTGAGAACTTGCGTGCAACCACCCAGAATGCAGGGTCTCCCTTCTTGAAACCGGACGATCCATTCGAACTGACGATTCCATTCAATGAGTTCTGTTTTTCGATTCAGACACGCGACACACTGCGTGCGCTTTACTGGATGTCGTGGATCCTGCGCTTCACGGCGGAAAAGAAGAAGCAGACTAAGCAGAGCGTGGACTGTGCAGAACGACGCAATCCCTATGTTGACTCTAAATATGCCAAGCATGTTCACTGGATGTTCTGGGAGGCCATTCGCGCACAGAGCAACATATATATCGAGTCATTGTTCAAACTATACTGCATGCGCTGGTCCAAGAACAAGACGTACCTTATCACAGCCGTCGTATTTGTCACAGAAGTCCTCAATACAACCGAACCGGCAAGGCGCAACGAGTCTGAGATTTCAGTCAACATGCAGAAGATTCCACAGTGGATTGAAACAATCGAAGCAACAAAAAATTCCTTCTCATCAAGACAATAGACAATGGCAGTTCTTGGTCATTCCCAAAAAGTACAAATCTCAGCGTTCCAAGCACTTCTCTTCTTCATCTTGGCGAATCCCATCACCTTCTCGGTGGTTGATTCTCTCATCGTGGGCGCGACTGGGCCGTACACTCCGCTCCGTGTGATGGAGAATGGCGTGCCTACCGGGTTTGGCCTCCTCCTTCATTCCGGCGTCTTTTTTGCAGTGACGCTGGGTCTTATGTATGTTTGAATCGTTTAAAAGCACTGCGCGCATATACGTAATGTACCGCATCGTTTCGCTGAAGACATACCCATACGCACTACCAACGTCGAAGAAGGAATACACATCCACATTTGTGTGGGCGGGCGATCGCGTCCTCGACACTCATGAAAAGGCGTGCTGGTCATTCATCCCGCATGCTGAGGGATGTGTCGAGCGCATGTCACACCCCTACCCCCACCACCTCTCAACCGTTCACGCCCAGGAGACGGTGCAGGTCAAGATATACAACAAGCACATGTGGTCTGAAAATGACGACCTGTTTATTGCAGTCCTCGCGTAAGGCAGGGCGTTTTCATAATCAAGAGGTATGACAATATGGAAATCGGAGACATTGTGTACCTTGCATTCGCGACAATTATTGTTATCATCTGTCTCCACCTTGGTGCTTTCTGGGTGTCGCGAGTCATCCAGCCCCCGAAGGCCCGGATTGTGTATGTAGACCGCCCCGCCCCTCCTCCGGCGCCCCTCCTGCCCCCGACCCCGCCACCCCAGCCCGTGTACACGGCCGAGCCAGCACAACAGACTGCACAGGTCCCGACGTATGAGCAACCGCCCATCCCTCAGCCGTCGAATGCAAGCCCGATGTCGGTACTCCCCCCGCCAATCGAGACCCGCGCCGCGAAGTGATTTTGACAGACCTCGCTATAGTTATATAAATGAACAGATTGCGCAGTTTGTATGGTTGGGATCCGGCAGTGCGAGTCACTCGTCAGGGTAAGGTGCCCATTGATTACACTACCAAGGTCGCACAGGGCATGGGTGCACCCGGTTGGCTATGTCTGACGCGCGATGAGTTTTCCAAGCCTGTATCGCTCTGGGTTCCCCGCAAGGAGGGTGCCCAGCCCCAAATCCTGCGCATGGTTATCGACGAGCGGTGTTATGAAGACACCATTTTACGTGTAGAATACACACCGACGCATGTGTTTATCGCAGATGCGTGGATGTGGAATGGAGCTCCACTTTTTCAAACGACGAGTTTTGCATCTCGTCAAACATTTCTTCGTTCTGTCTTTCCCGAGGTATACACGCCGTGCACCCCATTTGAGAGCCGGCGATTGGCACTTCGTGAAACAAATAAGGCAACTCGTGGATTTGAATATTATACGGACGCACCCGGGGAAAGGGGGGTGTATTCGGAGACTATTGACGCGGTACTGTCCCAGCCCGCACTGCTACCCTCGTCGACATTGGCAGAGTGCCAAATCACTGCAACGGATACGCCCGACGTGTATACCGTCTCCACAGGGGGGTTCCTGCGCGTCAAAACACTTGCAATGTCTAGAGCACTGCGCGCCATGGGCGGGACATTTTCTATCAACTGCATCCGGAACGAGGATGATACATGGACACCCGTAATAGAATCTCATACCAATACAAATGGCTCGCTCGCGTAAACTAACAAAGACTCGTAAGGGCAAGGCGCGTCGCGGAGGCGGATATGGATTCGGTGGCTCCGTGCTCGGAGACGCGGGTGGCTCGAATGGGGGCAATGCAATGTGGAACTCGGACACGGGCAAGGACTGTGGGGCCATGGCAGGTCGCGGTGGAAACAACACGCTGGCGGGAGGTCGTCGTCGCCGTCATCGCAAGACTGCGACTCGTCGTCGTCGCGTGCGCGGAGGCACGCTAGCTCTCCAACAACCTCGTGCAGGATACACGTTTGACGGTTCGGGTGAGAAGGGGCTTGCTAACGCCGTGCCCGTAGCGCCGAATACAACCAACGTTTAAATTCTACTCTATAATCAATGAAGTATACGTTAGATACAGGCATTGCAGCAATTCTCTTAATGGCAGCGGTTGTGTTCCTGGTCCAACGCGGGGTTGGCTATGTAGCCGTGTGGCTGGTTCTCATTACCGCTGTCATTGGATACGGCGTTCGTATGCCATTGACAGCAGCTGTAACAATCGGTATTATGACGGCGATTGCTGTGATTCTCATTTCGGGGGAGACGCTCAAGGAGCGCTATGAGAATCCTTCCAAAGGTGAGAAGGAGAGTAGCGGTAAGAAGGGCAAGGACGAGCCAGAGCCCCATTCCAATTCCAAGGGTGATCAGATCTCGGACAACAACATGAACGCGCACATTGATGCAGGAACGACGATTCTGCACGCCTTCCAAAAGCTGAACCCCGAGCAGGTTCTGCAGATGCGCAATGATACCAAAGAGCTCATGGAGACCCAGAAGCAATTGGTAGAGACACTCTCATCGCTTGGCCCCCAGGTTCAACAGGGGGCTGAGCTTGTGAAATCGTTCCAGGGCATGTTTGGTGGAAACATTGCAGAGGTTGTGAAGCAATAAAGCCCCTGCCGAATACTGAAACATATGATCCTTAGACGATTTTGATTGAATCGCTAGACGCGGGATACGGAGACCCATTGTTAATATTTTCCAGACCATAAGTGTGGTACCTAGAGTATAGAATTCTATAGTCTCGCTCCAACGCATTATGCATGCTATAAACACCTGAGCAGATGACAAGATATAAAAAAACATCTTCATCTGGGTGGTGTCTTCATATGTACCTCCGAAATACGCGTAGGTCAACGGGAGGCAAAGATAGACAACCCAAAATATAAGGTGAACCATTGGTTGAACAAGCATAGCGGAGAAGCGCGATAGTTTCGCAAAGATATCAGCCGTCGAAAATTGATCATATAATTCATTGTACCTCGACACCACCTTCCCGTGATTCAGGTGGTGCGTCATCTGGTGTATCCGAATCAGAGTCTCCATCACTATCGATTATAATACCCTCTGATGGAAAATCGTGCTCATTAAACGTCGTGTCCATATAGACCCAACGCTTCCGGACCCCCCCACCCACAATATGCTCTAGAACTGGGATAGTCACCTTGTTACCGGAAACAACGAGAACCGCCACGTCACCCGTGCAATCAACCTTCACATCATTCTCATCAATGTACCCGACATAAAACCACTTGGGGATGGGCTGGTTATACAGGTCGCGGAGTTGATAGGTATCACGCGCTACGCCGTCCCAATGAATTGCGATACGAAAGGACGTTGTCCCGTCGTCCCCCTCGCGACGCGTGTGGTGCAATAGAACAGGGTAAACCTCTGGATCCGTGTGAACCTCCTCCCGCGTATTCGTGTAATAAGACTGATCATTTGTAAAACTGTGTAGCTCCCACGCGTCGCTGTGGTAACTGGTTGAACCGCGCCTGCAGGTTGTATATACGTCAGAAATTGTATGCCACGCCCGAACAACAAGCTCCAATACGCGTACACCGAAAGCCTCCATTTTGTTTTATTATATAACCAATCTGCCTATCCGTAAACTCTACGCGTGCATGGCATTATCCCAGCTGGCCGTCGCCTTGTCGTCCTCCATCGTCTTGCCTCCATTGGTGAGGTGCTCGCGAACAACCGAGGTCATCAGGTGATCCAGCTCGAGACCCATTGCAATCGAGGTCGCGAGTGCAGTGACAACAAACGGCGTAGCCATGATGAACCACGAGACTACACCCAGGTTGAGGCGACACAGCAGGTCGAGAATAAAGATGGTCGCCCCACCAAAGACTATCTTGCTTACCGCCGTGAACCATGCAAGGTCTGCAACGTCAAAACCCAGCTGAATGGCTAGGAACAGAGCATAGAGAAGTGCCGGGGGGCACAGATTATCTATGAATTTCATTTTCGTGCTTTGTGTATAGTACATAAAAAATGAGCAAGGACATTCAAGATATTATCAACTACACGGGAGTCGATACGGTTACGGCAGAACAGGCACTCCTCAAATACGGCAACGCATTCGACGCAATGGTCAATCTCATTGAGGTGCCCGTTGTATCAGGGAGCAAGTACATTCCTGCGAAGCCTGTCATTGATGATGGTCTAACGCCCGAAGTCCGTGAAAAGCTCGTGACTGCCCGGAAACTGGCAGATCTTCTCACTTTCTCAGCGAAAAACGACCTCCGCGCAAAGGCATCCCACCACCCCCCGGTGCAGGCATCTTCATCATCCGCAGTGTTGGAGCTAGAGTAGGCGTCTGCACACCGCCCTTGTTGCTGACAGTGGGCTTCGGCGAGAACCGCATGCCATAGTCAATGAATCGGTCTTCTACAGATGTAATATCGTTAAAAATATTCATGTTATACGTCTGCTCATATGCCTTGGCAGAGTAACTTGCATACGTGTCTGCGTCATCTAGCGACTCAATCGCGTTGACCCAGTCATCAAATTTCGCAAAGTCCAGCATGAACTGTGTGTTGTCGATCCACTCGCACATGCCCTCCGTGCTTCCCGACGCGCGCGTGTTGGCAGGGTCGCCCGGAGCCATCGGTGTTGTATGAATGACCGGGATGCCGTTGTACATTGCCTCAAATGCCACGCGCCCCCAGCTCTCATAGAGCGAAGGCACGAGAAGAATACGCGTGTCTTTCAGGATATCGCGCACATCGTCCTGGATATTGATCCATTTGATGTTGGGAAAATTCTCAGGGACGTTGATGCGATTGTAGTAGGGACGCACGCCAAGAAACTGGCGGTTCGGAAACCGTTGTGCCAGTGCAATAAACAGTGGAAGTCCCTTCATGACATTGGCATTGAT